TGTGTTGGTGGCATTTGACTGAATACAAGCATTGCAGCCTTGTTGGTACTCGCAAATACTACTTCCAGATTTGCAGTTTACGGCGTTGTAGCATGAGCAGGAGGAAGCCGCACAGTTTACGCCGTTATAGCAGGAGCAGTAGTTACCTTGGCAGTTTCCACCAGTTTTGTTTTTGCTGTTATACGCGTTATACCCGTAGCAAGTGTAACCACAGCAGTTTGAGGTGTTGTAAGCATTACAGGTGTTGCCACAGCAAGTTGAGTTGTTGTACGCGTTACATTGGTAGAATGACTCACAACAAGTAGGTCCGCTAGCCCATACTGTACAGTTTCCCGGAGTGTAACCCGAGATGTAAGAGTACGAGTAGGTGTAGTTGTAGGCAAATACGTACGTGTAGTTATAGGAGTAAGTGTAGCTGTTGTAAAACTCAGTACAGTTACAGTCTTCAGACTGACGGTACACACCGACAGCCCACCAGTTTCCCGCGTCAGTCACCCAAAGTGCAGCTCCGCCACCAGCTCCAATGTCAGAGAGTGAAATAGCCACGTTCTGGTTAGGCATGGTTACAGCTGCAATAGGGTAGTCAGCGCTACCGCCGACTGCTTTGTTTGTCGAGATAGAGAAGGCCCCTCGAACAACATTCCATAGGGAGCCGTCAGACGCGATTCCTAAAGATGCCGCATCAGCTCTGTTAAAGGTGTCCCTGAACCGTCTACGAAGTGAGCTAATTGCTCCCGATATAAGTTTTCTCATTAAGTGGTCAAGTCTCCAGATAGTAGCCAGCTGTTTGATGCCCGCTTAATTAGAGACGCAACTGAGTACTGTGCTCTAGTCTTGGTTCCAGTAGCACTGACCAGCGTGATGCCAGAGTTGCTCACGGTAACTTGCCCTGTTCCTGTTTGCACTAGCATGAGGGTGGTTCCCACGGGGAAGTTAACCGACGCATCTTGGGGAATGGTAATTGTAATCGCAGACGAACTAGACAGCTCCACCAGCTTGTCTTTATCAGTAAGCACAAGCGTGTAGTTTCCAGCCTGCTGGTTAATTCCTACAACCGCAGGGGCGTCAGCACCTGCTGGTCCCGTAGGGCCAGTAGCACCGTTTGTACCTGCTGGACCAGTAGGGCCAGTGGCTCCGTCAGCTCCACCCGCATTTGATACAGAAATGGTGCCGTACATCATAGAGTGGTTTTGGCATTGGTAGTACAAAGTATTAGGAGCGTTAAACGGGACTTCAAAGATAACAATTCCTGAAGCTGTTCCCGCACCAGTAACTCCAGTAGAGTAGACATTGCTCGCGTTGTAGCCGCTTCCAGTGGTCTGAATCCAAAAAGGATGTCCCGGAGCGTTTACGTTAAATACGTACCTCATGCCTCTGACAAGGTTTAGCGTAGGGTTATTTGAACCGTTAATTGAGTACGACATAGAGCCGCTATCAGTAACAGCAAACGTAATGCCGCCACTAACTCCGGTAGGGCCTGTAGGTCCGGTAGGTCCGGTAGGTCCGGTAGGGCCTATTTGAGTGTAAGTAACCTGAGTTACTGTGACAATTAAAGACGGAATTGCTGGGCGTACAACAGGTGAAGTAGTGGCGGCCTGAGCCAAAATCCTTAGTCCAGCGTCTTCAGTTGCCCACATTAACTCGTAGTAGTCATTCGCTGCTGCTTCAAAAACATAATTCCAAGCAGCAATAAGTTTGTCGTCTTTTGTAAGAGTAACTTCGCCATCTGAGGCTGGAACATCTACACCATTTTTGCGCAACCAAATATTAGTTTGGTGTGTTCCGTTAGTGTTTTTGTCTAACTGTGCTGAGAACTGTAGGTTGTAAGTACCAGCGTTAGCAATAGTAATTCGGCTACCCGAAACAACGGTGACACCAATACCCTCTGCGTCAAAACTGTTCAAAGTCATTGCATAAGGAGTGCCCGCTGTTGTTGCTACTTGAGTCGTTGTATCCCAGAAAGAACCCCAGTTAGCGATGGTTCCACCAAGACCCGGGTCACCAGCGTCACCAGTTCGCACGAACGTAATAGTTACATCTTGACCGTTAGTGAACGAGGATACTGAACCAGTTAGGTACATTACTGGAACGTGAAAAAAGTCGTCTGCACCTTCGTGAGTGTGCGCCCCATTAATTGCGTAGTAAACATAGTTGGCAGGTGCGCCTAGTTCTTGGACTTTGAAATGTCCCTTAATGGTTGAAGTTGAGTCATCAATTGTATTTAGATAAGCGCTAACGTTTGTGCTAGTTATATCTATAGGGTCAATGTACAGTTCAGTAGCGGTAGCCAACGCTGAGTTAAACTTAAGGTTTCCAGCACCGGGGTCTGTGTGTGCGGTGTTAGTAAGGTAGTTGTAGGTAAATACTGCACCACCAAATGAGCCCTCAGGACCAGTTGGGCCAGTATCACCAGTAGCGCCTGTTGCGCCAGTAGCTCCTGTGGGACCAGTAACTCCTATAGGACCAGTAGGACCAGTAGACCCCTGAGGCCCAGTGTCACCTGTAGGTCCAGTAGGACCAGTGCCACCAGTAGGCCCAGTTGGGCCAGTAGCTCCAGCAGGACCTACGCTCGACGAGGCAATCTTCCAAGTAGAGCCAGTCCACACCCAACTTCTTGAGCCAGATGTAAATACGTCATTGACGGCAGGTGCGTCAGGGAAGTTAATAGCGGGCATTCAAGTCTCCAATAAAGGTAATACTAGTTTGCCGTATACAGCTGTATTATGCTGGTTATCCTAGTAAAGCTTGCACTGGCTAAAGCTACTCACTCGGAAGTGGAGCTTCGTCCCATGCTAGGGTGTCTTCGTTCCACAGGTACACTTTGCCATCTTGTGGGTAGGCTACAGGAGCCTGCCAATGACAAGTATCCTCATCTAGTAGCCAAGACTCAAATGGCTTTGGCGAAATGAAAGCGTCTAGCTCTTTATTATAGGTATACCCAATACCTGCAAAATTCTTACGGATGGTTCCGTTGTAGGAAGTCTTTACCCAAGTGCCACCTAGGTTATCCAGTAGCCACTGATAGCCCTCGTCACCGTTAGGGTCGTTGTTATCGCCTACGAGTACACGTAGTACGACGTTGTTTTCGTCAAGTTCGGCCCAATGCGCCATAGTTGTATCTCCTTAGGTTATCTCTATTTTAGCCGCCGACGGCAGCTCTTAAGTATCTTACAATAACAATTCCAGAGCCACCGTTACCTCCAACAGGACCTCCCCAGCTAGAGCCAGACCCGCCAGCACCGCCTCCTGTGTTTGTTGTTCCGTTTACTCCGCTAGCACCAGCCCCACCACCAGCACCTCCACCGCCGTTTCCGCCAGAGCCCGCAGTAGCAACCCCATTACTGCCCGAACCACCACCACCACCGCCAGCGTAAAAAGTCCCATTTACCCATTGAAGGCCTACACCACCGTTACCGTTGCTGTTGTGGGCGTTAGCCCCTACAGCACCTGCTCCACCTCCACCAGCTCCGCGGCGTACATCACACCCAGTGGCACTTCCTCCTGCGTTACCAAAGCCGCCCCATTGAGAGGTTGGCTGAGTGGCAGTTCCGCCGCTTCTGCTTGGGGCTCCACACTCCGCTGAGGCACCGCCACCAGAACCACCGTCTGCTCCTGCATTAGTGACGCTCGTAGTGTTTGAGTCGGAGCCAGCACCACCGCCACCTAGAGCGGTGTACAAACTGCCCAAGGTGGTGTCTACACCATTACCGCCTCTAACTGTACCGTCACCAGAGCCAGACCCGCCAGCTCCTATAGTTATGGAGTAACTGCCAGCAGAAATTGACGCGTTCGTTAAAGGAAGGTAGCCGCCCGCTCCACCACCGCCAGCGCCATCTCCATTGATGTTATTCTCACCTTTACCGCCGCCGCCGCCGCCGCCAACTACAAGGACGTCAGCAGTAAGAGAAGCGTTAGAAATTCCTAAGGTGCCATTGCCAGTAAATGTGCGGTAGTAATACGTTGCGTCTGAAGTAAGGGTTCCACCTGTTACTGTGGCAATCCTTACATTACCTGCTAGAAAGCTTCTGTAGCTTCTCACGTTTTTAATAGTGGAACGTTTAAACGATTTAATTGCCATTACACTGCCGCCGTCTTTAGATATCTGACAATTATAATTCCAGAACCGCCTTGACCCGCACCCTGCCCACCGCCGCCGCCGCCGCCAGTGTTTTCCATGCCTAATGGAGCGCCTTGGTCGTTACCTCCACCACCTAGTCCGCCAGCACCAGTGTTGGTGCCGCCCTGACCTGCACCTCCACCGCCACCAGCAAACCAATAAGTTCCTGATACATTCTGGCCTTTACCAGTTGCGGCACCCCAAGAAGAGTAGGACGAGGTGCCGTTTCCACCAGCTCCACCTACCCAGCCGTTGTTAAAGTAAGCTCCTCCACCACCAGCAGAGAACCCACCACCACCACCACCTGTATAACCGCCACCGTCATAGCCACCACCACCATTACCTTGGCCAGAAGTTCCCCCACCAGCGCCAGTGCTATAACCAGCACCACCACCAGAACCACCAGACTGACCACCGCCACCGAAAAGGCTGCCTCCACCTCCACCGGCAACTGCCGCAGTTAGTGCTGCAAATTGAGAGTTGTTACCATTACCGCCAGCGGCTTGACCAGTGTAGCCAACGCTATTGGTTGTTCCTCCACCACCTACAGTGACGCTGTAAGAAGCGCTAGTTATACTTTGGTTAGATAGGTAGACGAGACCGCCAGCACCTCCACCACCGCCGTAGGCGCGTCCAGAACCGCCACCACCAGCGATAACAAGAATGTCCATAGGCACAGTTCCATTGCTGACAGTTAAAGTACCGCTAGCCGCAAACGCTCGGTAGTAGTAGGTAGCATCAGAGGATAACGTTCCACCAGTAACAATTGGGAGCGGATTGTACGCAGTGTTACCTACCAGCATACTGGAGCCCTTTAAGAAAGTTTTAATACCTGATTTTTTTAAAGACGTTGCCGCCATGAGAATCCTTAGGAGATTTCGGTTCCGAAGATGTTAAAGCTCAAGTTGGCAGTGGATGCGTACACCGTAATTACGTCAGCAGCGTCTACAGTGATTCCTAGAGTAAGATTGGTAGAGTCCGAAGCACCTACGGTCACGTCGTACGCAATGTAGTGCTGATTAGCTAAAGTTGCCGCGTTTGGTCGCACCGCAATACGATAAGTAGCGTCGGTCGCCGCACGGTTAGCAACCACTATGGTGCTAATTACAGTCTGAGTAGAACTCGGCACAGTGTAGATGTCTGTAGCGGTGGTTGCGCTTGGCGCTGATTGAGCTAGTACTTTATATACGGTTGGCATTTACGCTCCTAATAGTAGAAATGAGTTAAAGTTTGCTTCACCAGCAGGTCCCGTTGCACCAGATGCACCGTTTGTACCTGCTGGACCCGTAGGGCCAGTGGCTCCTGTTGCTCCTGTTGCTCCAGTTGGACCAGTTGGACCAGTAGGACCAGTAGGAGCCTCGGTTAGGACAGCATTCCATACGGAGCCTGTCCATGTCCATGAACGGCCACCAGAAGAGTATGTTTGTCCGTTGGTAGGGCTATTAGGAAAATCAAGATTAGCCATTATGCCACCGCTGTCTTAAGATAACGAACGATTACAATTCCAGAGCCACCAGCTCCACCGTAGCCGCTATCGTGGTTGTAACCTCCACCACCGCCAGAGCCAGTGTTGGCAGCACCTGCGGTACCGCTAGGGGAAATAAAGTAACCACCAATTCCGTTTGTGGAAGTCTGGCCGCCGTTTCCTCCGCTACCTCCAGCAGCGTACCAGCTTGACGTTCCAGAAATGCTTAGCTGCCTTCCAGCTCCACCATTAGGGCTTCCGCTAGAAGCTGCGGCACCTGCGCCACCACCGCCACCACCCGAGCCAGAAGAAACGCCTCCACTACCAGCATTACCAAAACCTGTGTTCGCGTAAGAGCTCACTCCGTCAGAAGTAGTTGATGGTTGTGTAGCAGAGCCCGGAGTAGTGTTTCCGTTTGATGGGTAGTAGTTTTGAGCGCCACCGCCAGAACCGCCGCTTGAAGCAGCAAAGGTAACGTTGTTAGTTTCTGTAGCACCACCAGCACCGCCACCTAAAGCAGTCAGCGTTCTAGTTCCGTTACTTACTGAGGTGTTAACACCCGACGTTCCTACCCCCACGTCATCATTCGTACCGCCAGCACCAATAGTCACGGCGTAAGTAGACGCAATCAATGGGTAAGATGAGATTTCAATTAGCCCACCTGCTCCGCCACCACCACCAGTTCCAGCGCCACCAGACCCTCCACCAGCAACCGCAAGTAGGTCTACAGACAGCCCTGCATTTGCGACCACTAAGCTTCCGCTACCAGTAAATGTGCGGTAGTAATACGTTGCGTCTGAAGTAAGGGTTCCTCCAGTAACGGTAGGTAGAGAACCCAAGTCTCCTGTAACTCGGTACTGACCAGATGCTACGCATCGAATAGTAACTACACTATTTTGGCCCTTAGTCAAAAATATGCCGTTGCTACTCAACAACGTAACGCCAGACCCAGACTGAAGCTCTACAGAGCCTGAGTTATCTTGCAGAATTTCTACAGAAGAACCGACTGACAAGACATCGTTTACAGTCAACACTTGGGCAGACGTACCATTAAATCTAATCATCTGATTCAGGTCACCCGACTGCAAAGTGGTGGAGGAAGTTACAGTTCGAATAGTTCTGGTAGGAGACCCTGCTGGACCAGTAGCTCCTGTTGCACCAGTAGCGCCGTTTTGACCGCTAAGAGAAGCCCCCACTTCTACCCAGTAAGAATCATACCTAAAGTACATACGTGATGTCTCGGAATTAAACCACGCATCTCCTTCTACTGGAGATGAAGGGGCAGTAGCAGACACATAGAATCGGCCATCTTGCCCAATGATGCCGTCAGCACCTGTAGCACCTGTTGCGCCTGTAGGACCCGTAGGTCCCTGAGCACCAGCCACCTCAACCCAGTAGCTGTCGTAGTATACAAAGGTATTACCAACAGTGGTGTCAAACCAGACGTCACCTACAGTAGGGGAGCTAGGCGCAGTGTCGGAAACACTGTAAGCGCCCCGTGGACCAGTAGACCCAGTAGGACCAGTGGCTCCCGCAGGACCAGTAGGGCCAGTAACAGTAGAAGCGGCTCCCTGAGCACCAGTAGGGCCTGCAGGACCAGTAGGTCCAGTAGCACCCGCAGCGCCCGGAAGACCGTCGGCTCCCTGTGGACCAAGCTGACCTTGTGCACCTGTAGGTCCAGTTGCACCCGTTGGGCCAGATGCACCTGTAGCACCAGTAGGTCCGGTTTGTCCTTGAACACCTTGAGAGCCCTGTATACCTTGGTCACCCCGAGGACCTGTAGGGCCATAAAGGTTTATTAGTTGCCAGCCAGTGCCAGTTAGGTAAATGTAGGACTGGTTGTTAGTAGTGCTATACCATGCTGCACCTTGCAAGGGGTCTGCAGGCTGAGTACTGCTAACGGTAAACGCTACCCCAGAGCCTTGACCAACGACCCACGCATCACCATCGTGAATGTATAATTTTTCTTCGTCTGATTTATAGAAGAGGTCACCAGCCGCTCCCGCAGACGGCAAAGCAGAGCCGCTGGGGAGTCGGGGTGGTGTGAGAAATCTTCTTGACAAGACTATGTCCTAAGGGTTATTAGCCGATTACTACTACTCGGTAGCTGTCTGCTGGAACGTTGCCAGATGCAACCCACGACAAAGTTACTACTGAAGTGGATGTGCGCACAACGTCAACTTCAACTTGAGCTGAATTTGATAGGTCATACACTTGTACGGTTATGTCCTGAGTTCCTAGGTTGTGGGTTACAGCCCAAGTAACAATGTCAGAAGAAGGAACTAGCAAGGTGTTGTTAGCGGCAACACGGGTCATGAACCCTAGGTTGGTCTTTGCACCAGCAGCGTCAGAGGCTCCAGTACCACCGTAAGCTACGCCTACGTCAGTAGCCTGCCAAGTACCAGTGGTAATGGTACCAACGGTAGCAATGGTGTTCTGACCAGCATAAGTAGAAGCAATATCAATGCTGTCTGCGTTTACGGTGATGCGGTCTGCAGTACCTACTGCGTCAATAGTGTTGCCAGTCTTGGTAAGACCTGCACCAGCGGTAATCTGTCCAGCACCAGAGAACTGAGCGAATACTAGGGCAGTGCTTCCCAGAGTAATGGTGTCGTTGGTGGTCAGTACCCACCCAGAGTCAGAGTTAGCAGTACCCTCAGATACGAAGGTAAACATACCTGCGGTAACTTCAGAGGAGCTGTTAGCATCATCTGCACGAGACCATCCGTCTGCCGATGCAACATAAATACCGTTTTCTGAGCCAGTTCCTTGGTTCTTTACTAGAACACGGTTTCCAGCAACTACAGACACACCGTCGATGGTCTGCTCACCAGACAGCGTGATGTTTGCAGTAGTAGCTGCACGAACGGAAGCCTTGACATCTAGACCAGAACGAGCAGCGTCTACGTATGCCTTGGTAGCAGCGTCTTGTGGGTCTACTGGGTCAGCTAGGCTAACAATCTTCTGGCTGTTCATGGAGAACGAAGAAGATGGAGCAGTCAGGCTGTTTACAGTGTTGGTGCTGAGGATTACGGTACCAGTAGCGTCTGGCAGGGTGATGGTACGGTCTGCAGTTGGGTCAGTAGCAGTTACCGTAGTCTCAAAAGCGTTAGCGGTAGCGCCCTCAAATACTAGGTCAGTTACTAGGCTTACGGTTCCAGTAAATACTGGGTTGTTAATTGGAGCCTTAGCATCTAGCTGTCCCTGAATACCAGAGGTCACACCATCAACGTAGTTAAGCTCAGTAGTGGTGAGGGTAGCGCCATCAAGGATGTTAATCTCTGCAGCGTCTGCAGTAACACCGTTTAGGCCAACAGCCTCAAACACAGTGCCGTTGTAGACACGCATCTCATTTGCAGAGGTGTTGAAGTAAATCTGACCCAGTACAGGGTTAGATGGGTCATTCGCCAGATTCTGGATTCTGGCATTTAGCAGCTCATTCTTATTAAGATTGAGTCCAGTTAGAAACTGACGAGGCATGTAATTTCCTTAGGATAGTTGAGCAACACCCGACATAGTGGCCGAGAACTGCAGGGTTAGTTGGTTAATGCTGTTGTGGATAATGTGGCCTTCCACAATATCCCCTGCACTGTTGAATACAGTGACGTTTGGTTTGAAGCCCAAGTTGTGAGTGACGGTCCACTGAGAGGAAGTTGCGCTCTGCGTGTGGGTGTACGAGACGAGTGATACTACTTGCTTTGAGGTTACTCTCTGCGGAACCGCAGGGAGAAAATCAGTGTCTATAACAGGGTATAGAGGGTCGACGTTAGTTTCTGGGTAAAACTCAGGCATTATAGAACCGCCGTTCCAACTCTATCGGTTAGGAAGTTTCCACCCTTTAGCTCAATTACTTCGCCAGTTGTGTCATTAATAGTCGCTATTTGCCAGTAAGTGCGCTGAGCAATCCTCAATGTTTGTTCTGCAGTTAGAGAAATAGCGGCAGTATGAGCACTGCCTACAGCAGTTACGGTAAGCGCAAAGGTCTGAACGATGTAATTGCTTCCTCTTTGGGGGAGGAGACGAGCAACAAATGACCTGCCTGTGAATGTACCGCTGAAAGTAACAGTGCCTGAGTAAGCGACACCTTGGTAAGCGGTAAGTTCTCCAGCGTCGGTAGGCCAAGCAGTAGGGGCACTGCCGTAAGTAGGCATAGGGAGTTCCGCACGCTGTGGGTAAGACCTGTCGTCCACTTCTTGTGGGCGATAGACAGGTACATAGCGGTTGGTGGTCTTGGAGATACGACGTAGAGAGAATACGTCAATGCTGTATAGACCAATACCTAGCTGAGTGCAAAGCTCGCGGTACTGCTCCTTGCGAGAGTCAATCATCTCCATAAGCTGACGGTAACGCTCAGAACGTGGGATGGATACTCCGTCTGGAGCAAAGACGTTAATGTCGAACGAAGCGTCAGTGGCCAGCGTGTACAGCGCCAGAGTGCTAGCGTACAAGGCTACTGGGTACTCTTCTAGAACGGGAAGGTTTTCAAGGGTAATCTTGCGCCCCAAAGAATCTACGTCACGACCAGCGTGGTGAGCGAGTGCGGTAGTCACAATGTTTTGTAGTTCTGTGGTAGTGAAGTACCTGTAGTAGTTGCCAGTGACGGTAAACTCGTCGTCAATCTCGGGTAGGTCTTCTAGAACGATAATGCCAGTCTGCTCTTCTACAGATACGGTATTAGAAATGTTCACGTTGTTTTTAAACACAGTGAGACCAGCAGCGTCTACTGGGGCGTAGTTTAGGCGGTATCTGTTTGTAGAAATATCAGAAATAAACTGAGATACAAACGACTTGGGTAGGTCACCAAGCTCAAAGCGTACTCGCTCTACAAGCGAAGATAGCGTGGCCACAAAACCTCCGTAAATTTACTATCTCTATGTTCCCGTATTATGAAGATAAATACAGCACAAACGATAAAGCCCACCCTGCTGGGAGGAGGGCGGGAACCAGCAGAGTGGGCAGTTTATCTGACGACTTAGTTAGGTCGCCAAATGTAACCAAGACCTTCTAGGTAATCTGCGAGGTCTCGTGGCACGGAGTACTTAACGCCTGCTTTAAAGGTGTAAGAATTTCCAACGCCATAAGTCATGTCGTCAATGTCAGTGATGGTACGGATAACAACCTTGTCGTTGTTTACCGATACGCCGACCTCTTCAATCTCGTCAATGAAGATTGGCTGGTCTGGGTTCTTTGGGTCAAAGACGCCCGTCTCTAGTAGTTCTGCCTCAGCCTGACGTGAAATAGAGAGCTCTGCCTCTCGCTTCTTCAGTTCTGCGGCGTTGCGCTTAGCGGCATCTTCTGCTGCCTTGCCAGTTGCGTCCAATGGACTTGTCTTTTGTGTTGCCACGATGTATTTCTCCTAGTGTGATTTGTTTGTGTTGGGGGGCCACCCGAAGGTGACCCCCCTCCACGAAGGGGAGCTATTAAGCGGTGTATACCTTAACAATAGCTTGGTCGGTGATAACACCTAGACCCCAGATGGCGTACCATGCTAGTGCGTGCTCACGACCGAAGTCTAGAACACCACCGTCACGGAGCTCAACTGGTAGGGAGATTGCGTGACCAAATGCGTTGTCACCAATCATGATGGACTCGTAAACGTCAGTTGCAGTGGTGCCAGTTGGGGCAGTTGCACCCGGAGCCTCTGGGTTTCCACCCGAGCCCGGAGCAGTGTTAGCCTTAACTGGAGCAGACCAGTAGTCGCTTGGAGCGCCTACCTGCGAGCTGTAGTTTACAGCGGTGCCAGAAGCAATCTTCTTGACCTGAGTGGTCTCGATGAAGACTACGTCGTATAGACGACCAATCTCACCTAGCATGAAGTTACCCGGAGCAGCGTACTTGGTAACTTCAATGAACTCTGGGTTCGAGCGAAGGTCACGAGACTGCTTAGGGTGGATGAACTGGACGTAGGTCTCACCTAGACGTGGGATGTTCTTACCAGCAAGGGTAAGAGCTGCATCCTTGATAGAACCAGTGGTGAGCTTGTGAGCAGCAGTAACACCAGCGATGGAGGTAGCCTTGGTACCCTCGTCGTAGTTGGTGAATGCGCCACCAGTGATACCTGAACGGTCGTAACCGAATACAGCTGAAGTAGCTGCAGACAGGGTGTTACGAGCCTGTAGGTCTAGGTACTGTGCCATGTGGCGACCTAGAAGACGTGAAGCCGAAGCCATTACGTCGTCGAAGGAAGCGTTTAGCAACAGCTCCGAAACAGCAGTAGCGTAACCGTGCTCAGCAACGGTGATAGCAATCTGCTCTGCGGTTAGCGAGTTGGTGGTCATACGTACACCTTCGGTCAGTGGGGTTGGGTCCACTGCGAAGTTCTTGTAACGTAGGAAGTTCACACGAAGACCCGGTGCAACACCTAGTTCAGTCTTCTTAACTGCGAACTGCTCAAAACGAAGGATTGGCATCGCTTGGAACAAGATTTCCTTTGACCAGATGGTCTGAATTGCCTGAGACAGCTGAGTGTTGGACCCTGAATATGCGGTAGGGGCCGACGCGAGCTGGCTAGAGCCTGTAATACCTGAAGCCATAGTGGTTCAAGTCCTTTCGGTCGTTAGATTGATTGGTTGATTAAATGGGTAGATTACCCAAATAGGCCCTGTCCACTGTTGGTGCCTGTGCCAAGAAGCTTGGCCCTGTTCTTCGCATAGTCTGCCAGCGACATATCTTTGATATTGTCAGGGGTAAACGAACGTTGTTCCGAATCGTTGTCGAGGGGTCCAGAGGCAGGCACAGTGACCCGTGCTCCTACCATATCTTTTCTCGTCTGTACCCCAGCTTGGGCTACAGAGTCAAAAATCTTTGCAGACTTTTCTTTCAATGCCGAGATGCTCTGCTCAATTTCATTCTCGTCATTGCCCTGAACCATATCAATTAGTTCTGGGATGATAGCGTCACGCTCTTGCTCTACTCTCATTGAACGGTAGTTCATGAGGGATTGGAAACGTCGCTCTTGGTCTAGAAGGGCAAATGCCTTCTCTCGTTCGTGGCGTTCGGTCTCAAGTTGAGCCTGCCACTCCTGCTCCTTTACCTGAAGAAGCTGGCGAACCTCTAGTTCTGCCTCTTCTTCTTCCTTCTTCTTCTTTGCAGTCTCAGCTTCACGCTTCTTGCGCTCTTCCTTACGGCGAGCCTCTTCAAGGTCACGTTCTTGTTCACGCTGCTTTAGAAGGGAAAGTTCCTCCTTGAGCTTCTCTACCTGAGGGTATAGCTTCTCCTTCTCCTGTGCACGAGCCTTTGCGAGGTCGTCTGCAGTAAAGGTTGGAAGCGCAGTCTCAGTAGCCTGCTGCTCAAATTGGGTGTCTACTGTAAGGTCTGAACCTTCTCCAGTATTCGTAGTTTCGTCCATGAATGTACTCTTTTCGTTGTCTTGGTCGTTGTCCAAATTAGTAGCTCGATGACCGTTCCTATTACACATCTAGTTTTTAGTATTTTCGACGAATTCGGTTGCTAAACTTCCGCAATTCAACGAAATTAATTGAAAACTAGTCTTTATCTACAGCTTGTCTCTCTGGAGTTTCCTCTGAGTAGGCATTTTGTAGCAAAGTCTGTCGAAGCATAGCTTCTTGTTCCATGGTAACCATGGCTACTGCAGGGTCTTGTGGGACTGCGCCACTAGATGGGCCAATCTCACCGTCACCAGTTATGTCACCCTGCATCATCATTGGGTCCATCGGAGTTGCACTGCCGTCTGGACCGACCATCATTCCAGTCAAGTCAATAAGCTGCTTAGTAACCTCAGCCTTGATTAGGTTCAACGCACCCTCAGCCTTAGCCTCTGAAATAAGTTCTTCACGAATCTCCTGAAGCTTCTCTTCTGGGAACTCCTCGCCAAGGGCACGTAGTGCGCCTGCCTTGGACTCAAGACCCATCGACAGCTTCTGTGCAAGCTCGTTCAGTAGAACAATCTTGTCTAGAGGAAGTGGTGGTGGGAAGTGTGCGTAGGTAATAAAGCTGAGAGGGTCATTAGGGTCAAGCTTAGTGATTTGCCCAGACTTCAAAGTGCCATCAGTAGTAGGGTTGTACTCTAGGGATTCAGGCTCTTTTATAAAAAGGCTGAGCATAACTAGCTCGTTAATACGCTCTAGTCCAGCTTGATACTGAGCAACCTTGTGAGTCCAGCGGTTCATTAGAGGCTGGTACTGAATTGAAAGTGCAACACCTGAGGTGTTCGACACAGGCTGGGACTGTCCTAGGGCAGACTCTGGGATGTTCATCAGCTCGTGCATTGAGCGCTTAATCATCTCTAGATACTGCAGAGCGCCCTGAATACCAGAGCCACCGCCTTCTAGGTTGAAGACCTGTGCGTCCTTTGGCAGACCACCCCAGACCTTTTTAGCACCCTTCTCAAGGTTAGATGCCTTAGCGCCCACGATAACGGTTACAGGGGCAGCGTGGTAGTTAATGATGTCAGCGACATCGGTAGAAATTTCGTTGTAGGACCTGTTTAGGCTAATAATGTCATGAGCATCAGATAAGCCCCAAGGAGAACCAGCGACAGGGATGTTTGGTATGTGTACAACAGGGATAAGGCCCAGCGGATTAGGTCTCGAATCAATGAGCTCATCATTGATGTACTCCTCAATAATGTCGTCGGTAAGAATTTCAGTATAAGTAAATACTTGACGAGTACCTTCTAGGGAAGTTCCCCAGAAGCGGTACTTCTGCTTGAATCTTAGTAGACGAGTACGGTCGTGAGGGTGAAACTCTGGGAAACAGAAAGCTGAGTTAAGAGGAAGAATACGTACACGACCGGGGTGGAAGCGACCAATCGAGTCAGTCCAAGGCTCTTCGTACGCAACCTTAACAAAGCAGTCACCAGTGATGCCACCAATCTGGGCCATCTCCAGCAGAACCTTGACTTTGTCGTTGTCTAGTTCCCAGACACGCTCTAGGCGGTTAGGGATAATAGCCTCAGTAGCTTCAGGGGAACGGAAGTGCACGCCCTGACCAAAAGTAAACCTAGCTAGGTAGTCAATAAATGCGCGGTAATAGTTAACCGCAATCTGCATTTCGCCTTGCTCGCGGCGGTATCCCCAGTGGTGGCCAAGGTACATTGCCCAGTTCAGGGAGTAACGGTTTAGACGAGGACCGTGGACCTCAAACTCTTCGTCAGCTAGCTCTACAAGACCTAGAGGAGAGATGGAAATTGTTAAGTCAGAGGACGCAGCCCTGTAACTTGGGGGTGAAAAATCAAAGTAGGAGCCGCCACTCATTACTTATCTCCGTGTTCGTTTTTGTCGTGATGATGAGACATTCTTTCACGCCTCATTTGAAGCATGTGTCTAATTATTTCTTTTTTTCTATTTTCGATTTCAGTATCGATAAACTTACCGCCAAGCTCTAGATAGCGCTTGTGAACCCAGTGAGACGCGCCGGGAGAAGGATAAATGCGGTATTTTGCCTTGGCCTGCATTACGACCATGGCGTAAAGTCTTTGGTTTTGTGGCGTTTCGGCCATAACAACTCCTAAAAGGCTAACCCATCCCCCTGCACGGAACCGTCCGGAACAACGCAGGGGGCTGGGAAAGCGGAACTATTAGTCGTTGACGACAGTTGGGTTTACACGCATGGTGCGACCCGCTGCCATTTTGGTCTCAACGACCTGCTCAGCGTTCTGGCTGTAAGAGCCGTGAGCAAACTCGCCCAAGAAGGTTGGGGCTTCAACCCAAGCGGCAGAGCCAACGTGCGCACGCTCTGAGAGAGTCTCAGCAGCTGGCTTCTGCCATACTGGTGCGTTACGGTTTGGACGGCCCGGTGCTGCAGCGAAACCGCTTGCAATACCCTTCTGGAAGTCAGTAGGAACGTCGGTGTCAGTAGCTAGTCCCTCTTCGAAGCGAAGTGGACCACGACGGTCTTGGTTGTCAGCAGCCTTCATCTCGTAGACATTTTGTCCACGCTCTGGGAACTGAGGTGCGGGAGCGATACCCATGGAAACTCCTTAAGTAAATTGGAATAGTCGACTTTTTCCACTTATAAGTGTGGCTGTTATTAGGGCTTTTGTAACACTAAACT